GCGGAAAATAGAGAACAGCATTAGCCGCCGCCTGAATTGCTGCATTTATTGCATCTGTGTCGTCTGTTACCCCGTCACCAACTGCTCCGTATGACTTTACGTTAATCGCAAAATCCGCCAACTGCGCATCAGTGGCATTAAGACGATCACCCAACACAGGATATCCACCACGAGCATCAACTACCTCAGCGCTGCTGTCTCCATCAGCAATAATGTCATTGACTCTGGTGTACAAATTATCTAATCCTTGTTTAACATTCGCGGCACCAGCGACTAGACCGGTATACGTGATGTTCTGCGCTGGATGCGCTGTAGTGGACGCTTCGTGTGCGTCAATGTCAGCCTGTGCCGCGTTTGCCGCCCCGGCTGCTGCGGAAATATTAGCATCACGTATCGCTAGTTGCTGATCAACATATGTTTTGCTAGCTGCATTCTGACCGGTTAAGGTAGCTGGAACTACACCGCCATCCTTAAACTGTTGCGTTATATTTACGCTCGCTTGCGTCATGTCCACACCCCCATAACATCTTCAATAACAGGGTAATCCGGGGTTTCATCATTCGCCTTGTGAAACTCCGTAATCAATCCGTTGTACTTGCTTGTAAAGTTATTGACCATCGAAACATCGTTGTAAGCCTCTGCAATTTGAACCAGTGCGCCGTAGACTAAGAGTAGATGAAAGTCTTTGTCCAGGTCAGGAACCACCGTTAAATCCTCTGCCGTGAGCTCTGTAGGCGATACGTAGTAGAACAGCGACATGCCACCCGGTACATCCTTATCAGGCGTTGGATATAACGCGATTCCTTCCTTTCCGATGAAGTAGTAGAACGGGATGTTCGACTCCTTTTTGCTGTCCTGGTAAATGTATTCCCGTCCCTCTACGACCACATCAGAAAGGTTTGTCCGAGGGAATGGAAGTGTATAGGCGAACACATCCTTTTGCAGATCGTAAATCGCCATGGTTTTAACCCGGAAGGTTGTCCGGAATAATTCGTTTTGGATTAGGTTGATCTTTCGTATCACACTGTCATTGGACATGCTATGAGGATATTTCTCCGCGATTTCTTCAAGAATCTCTTGCAACGTCATTGTCTCACCCCTTAAATAGACAAAAAGCCCCTATTGGGGCCGGTTGTCACATTACTTTTACTTCTTTTTTAACGCTATCATCAATCCGTTGATTGATTTCCAACGTGCGTTTGTACGAATCGCGCCAGATTTCAGCGATTGCGACCGGAACCTTGGTAGGTACATCACGCGGCACTGTATAGATCACGCCGTTGAATCCGATCGGAACGACTTTATCATTTGGGTTTAACGGATCACCCGGGATCGTAATCTCCACTTTTTCCATTTCCTTCAACTGTTGAGCGACTGATTTTTCATGTTTTGCAGCCAGCCGTTCCAAAGATTTCTCATCAAGCGCCATTTCTTCTTGTACCGTTTTTCTTGGTCCTGCCATGTTATTTCCTCCTTAAGTTAAAGGGAGCCCGTAGGCTCCCGCAGTTTTTTTATGCAGTTGCTCCAGATTCCAGACGTACAATTGCGAGTTCTTGCAGACGAACTGCAGCAAAAGCGCATTTCCAAGCGACCGTATTAAACTGGTTGAGCGGATCCGCAGAACCAGCAGAACCGGCAGGGTGAACGATGATCTCAGGTTTAACGCTACCCTCAATATCTGGGATTCCGTATGCCCCACGTCCAAGGAAAATCGTGCCATACACATCTGCATCATTGGCGCCGGATTCTGGGAATACAACACCGTTGTCTACCTCGTAGAACCGGATACCGTACAAGCGTCCGATAGAACCATCACGGAAGTCAGACGTTGCATTCTCAATGTTTGCTTTCTTCCATTCATCCAGTTGCATCAGGTCCATAGCAACGTCAGTATGAACGAGCGCTACATAGTCCGTACCACCGTTCGGCAACCGGATCGGTTTTACTTTGTTACGTTTCAAGGTGCGGCGAGCTTTCAGAATATCCAGTGCGGTGATTTTATCAGTCGCTTCGATTGCTGCACGGGACGTTTTGCCACCAGCGTACATAACGTTTGTACCGGCAGACAGTACATCACGAACAATCACGTCAATGGATTCCCCTGCGTTCTCGCCCATCAGTTCCGCAACTTCGGTCATCAGCGGATCGTAACCGGCAAGGTTGATAAATTCAGAAATCTTCGTCCAGTTACCGTATTCTTTTACAACCGCGTTGATCGCTGTAATATTAAGGTCCACGCCGTCCGGGGTTACACCTTCAGTCAGCGCAGTTGTTACTACGTTCAAAGAGTTCAAACGACGGAAATTTGTAGTTGCACCCTTACGTTTTGGAATGTTTTTCTTTTCCCCAAACTTGGTCCATACCAGTTCAGGAATCAGACGTTCCAGCATTGCATCTTGATAATATGTGTGTTGCTCCGCTGTCAGCGCGTTTACACCAACGCCAGTGTTATAACCTTGTACATTTGTTGCCATAGTTTATCATTCTCCTTATCTTTCGCCCCGCTTCACAGCCTCCCGGAATGCTCTACGTTCCTCCGGTGACATTGCTGCATATCCGCCCGGATGGTCAGGAGCATCAGCACCAAGAGAACCGGTCGCGCTTTCGGCGTTTTGTTGTAGTTTTCTCACAGCGTCTTGCTGCGCTTGTAATGTTGCGGTTTTCACTCGTTCGTCATAAGTGACAATCTTATAAGCGTCCTCCAGCGTATACCCGCGTTCTGCGGCACACTGGATTACAGCCTGTTTGTGTTTTGCGAAGTCTGGGAAGTTGGCCGTATCGCTTTCCATTGCGGAAATTTGCGCTTCGACCTTACGCAACGCCTCCTGTTCTTCGATTGTGCGGAGTTTTGTTTCATACTCCTTAAGCTTTTGGTTGAGTGGTTGAAGGTGATTACGGATTACATCCTCATCAACCCCCAACTTTTCAGCTTCTTCCTGGATGCGTTTGTCCATTTCGGCCTGTTCCAAGGCTTGCATGTAGCTGTCGTGGTCGGGATAGCCGTAAAATCTTGCGATTCGGTCGAGATTTTGCTGATACGTCTCAGCTGCCTTAGCTTTTTCAGCATATTCCTTCTCTAATTGCTGCCGGATTTGTTCCTCCCGCGCTTTCAGAGCCTTGGCAAATCCCTTTTCATCGTTCTGAGCGGCGACCTCAGACTGTTCAACGCCCGTATTTTCTTGTTCCTGTACTTGTTCAGTCGTTTCTTCGGTTGGCTGTGTTTCCTGTACCTCGGCGACAGGTACGTCTTCAACGCCCGTTTGTTCAAAAACTTGATCTTCCACGGTAATTCCTCCTTGTTATGCGGCGACCATAACGATTCAACGCCCGAAATTGGGTAAAGCAAAGGCCCGAGGATTCTCACCAAGGGCCCGTATTACATATTGACTACTGCTGGTTGTTGCGGCGGCATCGGTTGTGCCGGCTGTGTCATGGATTGTTGATTCATAATCACCTGACCGATCAGCTGTAATTGCTGTTGCGGCTGCATCTGATCAAACATAGCCTTTTCCTGCGGCTGCATACTGTTCACAAACTGCTCGATTGTTCCGACAATGCCTTTCTGCTCGTCTAGTTCCTTTTGTAGTCTGTCACGGTAAGGAACAACGTTCTTCGGTGCGTACTTCAGGAACTGCTCAAACGTGATGTAATCGGCTTTTAAGAAGTCCTGTAAGCTTGATAACATCAACGTTTCCGAGTACGTAGAAGATGGTCCAACATCAATTTTGAGATTCAACTCCGTTTCTGCATATTGAGAACCGTCAAACAGAACTGGATATTCCACGCCTTCATCGTCCTTAATCTTGATTTGGCGCGGGATGTTGTATTTGATCTTCCAAAACTCTTCCCAAATGCGGCCTACGTCCTCGATCAACCGATAGAAACGCCGCTTGATGGACTCAATAGGGATTGCTGCCGCCTTTTGCAAAAGCATGATCGCTGTAGCGTTTAGGTCAGCACTTGGTGCCGTGCCGGTTGCTGCTTCGTCTGCCCCGGTCATTTGCCGGGTAAAGGCCAAAATGGACTCCACAAGGTTTATTGCAGTATTCGGTATGGATGCTGGCGTAAGATAGCGTACCCCCTCTCCTGACCCAGGAGGCGATTGGTCCTCAATAATCTCGCCGGGCGAGTTTGTAATCTTGCTTGGGTCGATTGCGCCCTTCTTGTAAACCACCTTAGGCCAGCCTGTGAGCTGCACAGACAGTATCTGCATGGCTACAAGAGTGTTGATGGCCTTCTGGTTAGGGATAAGCCCCTCGGTATCTCCTACGCCAAATATGGACTTCTTACGGCGTTCCCATTGCATGACCGCAATCGGATATAGCCTCATTCCAGTGTCAGTGTCCTTTTTGATCGTGATGCCCGATGCGACTTTGCAAAAGTGGACTGTACCGTCCTTACGCCAGTACTTTGTCAGCACCGTGACTTTACTGCTGTCGTTGAGCTCAACCCTTGCCATGTCGTAACCCTGATCTTGCGTATCCTTATCCGGTTTAATCTGCTCGACCATCTCATTACTCAGTCCGTTAGCCTTGGCGTATGCCTTCACGTTATCGACCATCTCACGGCTGCTAATGATGATGTACGGCTGTTTCTGCACCTTACGCTGTTGCGGGTTGCCAGGGAAAAAGTTAATCGGGTCGATAATCTCCCCTTCCATCTCGCCTACCCACGGAAATCTAGTGCCTCCTTTTGCGTCAGCGTCCCAATAGTAGTGCCAGATCCCGGTTCCGGTGTTTGCAGCAATGTCCAGACCTTCCTCGTTGAGTTCGTCTTGCTTGATACGCTCCCAGGTGGCTTCCGAAAAGCGGCTAAAAAGATCACCTGTGTCGATCTGTTCTTGATTTTCCTCGTTATCTTCTTGGAGCGAGAAAACCATTTTAATTTGCTCGCTCATGACGTTGGCAACCTTATGAGATTCGATCATTTTGATAACGTTAAACACCGGGCGCGGTAGAGCCTTGGTCTTTTGCGTAGCAGCGGGCCACTGATCACCAGCCTTAAACCTTTCATACTCTGGCCACTTATCAATAAAGCCCATCCTACGCTTGTAAGACAGGCCATCTTGATACTGCTTATTCACTTCCCTTGCGGTCATGTCTGCCGCTTCTGTAACTGCCATCACGCACCTCCTTCCTTAGGCGGTCCATCAAGCCATTCGTTAATGAGGTTAGCAACCTCTTCCTTTTGAGCCGGTGACATTGGCTTAGCCTCGCCTATAAACTCCCGCATCTTGGCGTTGATAAGCTGGATTGTTTCTTCTTCTAGGTTGGGAAGCTTCAGTAGTTCTCCGAGCTTTGCCGCTTCATCTACCACGAAATATATTCACCTCCACTTGACTCCTCTGTGCGAAATGGGAATGGTGTTTCTGCTGGCGTTGGTTCTGGCAGATCACCGCTAAAATAAATAAACCGATGTAGCGCCTGAGACATGGCGTCTACTTGATCGTCGTGCTTACCATTCGGGAAGCTCGCTGCTTCCTCGACAAAGTCATGTACCCATTCAGCATGTCTCGGTAGATAAACATTCCCGCTTTCGATATATGCTGACACCGCATTAACCCGGGCAACCTTGCCGCCTTCAGGATTAACCGGTATGATACCGCCAATCTCACGT